TTAGGTTGGTGGAGCTGAACACGCAATATCCGAACACGAGATAGTGGCTGTGTTCTGTCCCGAAATGTTGAAGGTGCATACAATTCGTCTACCGTTGTCCCCATCATCGTAGACATAAACTGAATTAACCAAGGTATCAATGACCCTGCGCCTGTATTCATTGTCATTGATGTTGCCACTCTTGAATGAAACGAGCCAATATTTTATTCGCTCTTTCGTCAAGAGTGGCTTTTTCATTTCTTCACGAGCAATCATACCCTCGATTTTATTTTTTTCGGCTTCCAGTTCGTCCATTCTTTCTTTTGTGGTAGGCGTGATGATTCCCTGTTCGATTGCAGTCATAATATTTTTGATTTTCTTCTGAACTTCTTTGAGTTCACTTTGCAAACCCTCAAGGTAGGTTCTATCCGCAGATTCCTTCTCGATGATTTCCATAGCCCTCGTTGCAATAAGGTCGATGTTTTCATCAGTTAGAACTTCTTGCACTGTGAAGCGGACAACAAGCTCCTCAATCCAATCTTTCTTCTCTACCTTTTTGGTACAATTATGCTTTCTCTTTCTGTCCACGCACTTGTAGTAGAAATGCACCTTACCTGTTTTGGAAGTGCCACTCTCGCCTACCATAGCAGACCCACAATGACCGCAGAACAGTTTTGTTGTCAAGAGGTAATCTTCCTTTGCTTTATTCCTTGCACGAGCAGAGAAGTTGTGCTGTAGCGTCTCTTGCACCTTATCGAAAAGCCTTTTGTCAATAATTGCTGGCATACCACCTTCAATCACAATATCCATAAAGCGATAGACACCAATATATTTATCATTTTTGAGAATAGTTCTGAGACTGTTTTTGTTGAACTTATTTCCTCGAGCAGTTTTATACCCTTTCTCATTACAAAAATTGATGATTTGTGTTGCCGACATTCCGTCTGCATACATTTGAAAAATCTCTTGGACAATCTTTGCTCCAACAGGGTCAACTTTATATTTTCTATCTTCCCCTACAGTATATCCCAAGGGCATACCAGCTCCCCCTACGGCGATACACTGTAGGGCATTTTCTTTTAGTCCTCTTTTGATGTTTCGAGACAAGTTCTCAGAGTAGTATTCTGCATATCCCTCAAGTACAGATTCGAGAATGATACCTTCCGGGGTGTCCGGCATAGGCTGTTTCGCATAGAAGACACGCACACCATTCTTTTTGAGTTTGGCTTTATAAATGGCAGAGTCGTACCTGTTACGAGCGAAACGGTCAAGTGTATACATGATTACTGCGTCAAACTGTCCCTTCTCGCTATCCTTGATAAGTCGCTGGAAACTTGGTCGATTATCGGTTTTACCCGATACAGCTCTATCGCAATATTCGTTTACAACAGTCATTCCGTTTTTCAGTGCAAACTCGTGACACTCACGAAGCTGTCCCTCTATAGATTCCTCTCTTTGGTTATGGCTCGAATAACGAGCATATATTACGGCTTTCGTAGTATCACCTCCAAATACCTTTTTCGTCTTAGTAATTCAATGGGAATAACTTTAGACTGCCGCAGTAGTTTCGTTATCCCCCTCTAATTCTTTTCTATTTTCAAAATTATAAACCATGCTCATAAATTCGTGTTTTGCTCTACGAGAAAGAGAGCGATACACTCTGAGAATATCTTCCTCGTCCTCGTTCTGCGGCTGTGCTTGTGGAACGAGGTCTTCTTCGTCCATAAAGAAATCAATGACCGAACAATGTAGTAGCCTTGCCATTTCCACCATTTCAGTTTCTTTAGGGAGAGAACCCTTATTGATTGCACTGGTAAAGGAAGAAGAACCTTTAACCTCCTTAACAATGGCTGTCAGATTCGTTCCTTGTTCGGCACAAATTCTCTTGATATTATCTGCAAAAGCCATACTAATTCCTCCTTTGTAAATTTTAATTCGCTTTTTCTAAATTTCACTATTGACAATTCGTAAAAGAAGAATTATAATAAGAACAAGAAGTTCGGAAATTACGAATTGGCAATAAGAAACCGACCCTTTCAAAATGGCAGTTTTGAAAAGGCTCATGACGAAAAAGTTTCCTATAAGAATAATAACAACAATTCGTCATTTTGTCAAGATGGTTCTGAATTTCAGAATTACCGAAAGGAGGATAAAAATGAGTCAGATTCAAGAAAGAATGAAGAAGCTCGGTGTCAAGCAGGTGGATATGATTCTTGAACTGCGTAAGCGAGGTATCGTGGTTCAGCCACCCGAAATGTCGAGCATTTTGCGAGGGGTCTATACCTACCCAAAAGCAAAGGTAGTTCTCGATGAGTGCGACAAAATTCTCTCTGAACACGAAGCTAAGTGATTCGCAGATAAATGACCTCGCACGACCGTTAATGGATATTTTGGAGGTGTTTTACTCAGACCCCAAAAATGAGGAGGATTTTCAAAAATGGCTACGCAATGTAGAAGCAACAAACGCTTTGGAAAAAAGCAGTTAATTAGGATTTATGTTCTGCTCGGCTCAATTCTTATCGCAGGACTGTTGTGTGGTTTCCTTATCGGAAAACTGACTACACCAACAAAAACCGTTACCGTAACCGAAACCGTTGAAGTTCCAACGATAGGGAATGAGCTGGTAGATACAACAAATGTATTTTTGTTTGATATTCCACTCTCGGATTCGTTACAGCGATATATTTACGAGATTTGTGCAGACGAGAAAGTACCTGTAACTCTCGCTCTTGCCATGATTGAACACGAAAGTAGTTTCAACCCGGAAGTGATTAGTGCGACAGACGATTACGGTCTTATGCAAATCAATTCTATCAATCATGAAAGGCTTGAGGAAAAATACCGCACTGCCGATATGCTCAATCCATATCAGAATGTTTTCTGCGGTATCACCATCATAGGTGATTACATCGAAAAGTACGAGGATTACGGTAAAGCTCTGATGGCTTACAACATGGGTGAGTACGGTGCTAAAAAGGCTTGGGAAAACGGTGTTTCAAGCACACAATATTCCGAAAAGATTCTCAGTCTTATGCAGAAGTACGAGGAGGTGTCCCATGACAAATAAAAAGCTTGGCAACGATTTTGAATCAGACCTATGCGATAAATTATTCGCAAGCGGCTTTTGGTCGCACAATATGGCTCAAAATCAAGCCGGACAACCAGTCGATATTATTGCCGCCCGAAATGGAAAAACATATTTAATCGACTGCAAAGTATGTAGTAACCGAGGGTTTGCATTATCCCGAATGGAGGAAAACCAAGATTGGTCGATGGCTTTGTGGAAAGCCTGTGGGAATGGAGTAGGCTGGTTCGCCTTACTCTTACCCGGAGAACGCATTTACATGATTTCTCATTCTCAGATTAAGATTGCAAAAGATAAGCAGTCCTATCTGAAAGAGGAGGAAATCTGTAGGATTGGTATTCCTTATCACGAATGGATTGAGACGGTATGATTATCACCGTTTCTAACACACTTGCAGTCGAAAATCCAACAGCAGAAATGCTGATGTGGTGCAAAAAACATCTATCACTTCCGAACCCGGACTACTCGAAAAAAGCTCGTATGCACCTATGGCTTGGGAATACGCCTAAGACCATCGACCTATATGAGAGAAACGGAGACAAGTTGATTCTTCCTTTCGGTACTTTGAGAAATCTCCCGGACTTCGTGAAAAAGGAAGCATTGTTTCTGAGCGATTTCACAGCCGCACAGGAAGTTTCTTATGGAGGGGTAGACATTCCCCTATACGATTATCAAAACGCCGCTGTGGACGCTGTGGCGGCAGAGCAGTACGGTATTTTACAAAGTCCTGCCGGGAGCGGAAAAACTCAGATGGGGATTGCTCTTGTAAAGAAGTTTGGTAAAAGGGCGTTATGGCTCACTCACACGATTGACCTACTGAGACAGAGTAAGGAACGAGCAGAACGATACATGGATGAGAAGTGTATCGGCACTATCACTGAGGGCAAGGTGAATATCGGAAGCGGTATTACTTTCGCCACCATTCAGACTATGTGCAAACTTGACCTTCCTCGGTACAAAAACCTGTGGGACACAATCATCGTGGACGAGTGCCACCGCTGTAGTGGCACACCGACCGCTGTAACGCAGTTTTCCAAGGTACTGAATAGTTTGTCGGCTCGACATAAAATCGGTCTCTCAGCAACCGTACACCGCTCTGACGGCATGATTGAAGCCACCTATGCTTTACTCGGTCATATCGTATACACCGTCCCCGATGAAGCTGTGGGCGATAAAATTATGAAGGTTGGTATTCTTCCGATTGGAACAGGTGTGGAGATTGACAGAGAATGTCTCAACACAGACGGTACTCTCAATTATGCCAAACTTATTACTTATCTTACAGAAAACCTTGTCCGAGAGGAAATCATTGTCAATCAAATCAAGCTCAATGAAGGTAAGAGCTGTCTGATACTCTCCGACAGGCTCAATCACTTGGAACACCTTATGAGTTGGCTACCAAAGCACATGAAAGCTAATGCTGTAATGGTGAGTGGCAAAATGACTACCAAAAAGGGCAAGGCAGAGCGAGAACAGGCTATTGAGGATATGCGAACCGGGAAGAAAAAGTACCTGTTTGCCACTTATTCTCTTGCGAAAGAAGGATTGGACATTCCATGTTTAGAGAGATTGTTCCTCACTACCCCCCAAAAGGACTACGCAGTGGTGACACAGAGTATCGGAAGAATCGCTCGTGTCTGTGAGGGGAAAGCAGACTCTATCGCCTATGACTTCATAGATAATATCGCCTATCTTGTGAAGTCTTATAAAAAACGATGTACCACCTACCGAAAGAATGGGTGCTACTTCATCGGAGAGGAGGAGCAGAATTGCAACTAATTTCGTATGACTGTGAGGTGTTTGCTTATGACTGGCTTGTAACATTTAAGGACAAAGAAACAGGTCAGCGCACACGAATATGGAACGACAACGAAGTTCTAAAAATGGCACTCTCCGAAGAAGGTGTGTATGTCGGTTTCAACTCGAAACATTACGACCAATTTATCATCAAGGCGATTGCCGCAGGATTTACAACACAAGAAGTAAAACAGGTCAACGATTTCATTATCGGCGGCGGTCAAGGTTGGGAATGTCCACTACTCAAAGAGTTCTACTTTCGCTTTAACAATGTGGATATTAAAGATGATATGCAGATGGGGCTTTCTCTCAAAGCTATTGAAGGACACCTTGGAATGTCAGTGCAGGAAAGTACAGTTCCGTTCGACATTGACCGTCCTCTCACTGAGGAAGAACGCAGAGAGGTTGAGTTCTACTGCGACCATGATGTTGATACCACTGAGAGAATACTCGACATTCGTAAGGACTATCTGAAAAACAAAATCCACATTGGTAGGCTTGCCGGGTTATCAGATGTAAAGGCAATGAGTATGACAAACGCCAAACTGACTGCGGCTCTGTTGAGAGCAACGAAACAGCCACACGATGATGAACGCAAATATGTCTACCCGGAAAACCTAAAGCGTGAATACATTCCACAAGAGATTTTCGATTTCTTTGACCGAATGTATGACCCGGAGATTTCAGACAAAGACCTGTTCAGCGACAAGCAAACATTCTCTATCGGTGACTGTCCCGGCGTGGTAGGTTATGGCGGTATTCATGCCGCTATCCCAAACTACTTTTTTACAGAATCAGAGGACAGAGTTATCCGAAACAAAGATGTGGCGAGTTATTACCCGCACTTAATGACATTATGCGGCTACACTTCGAGAAATATTCCATCAGCACAGGTTTTTGAAGATGTATTGGAAACTCGAATGAAAGCCAAAGCAAGCGGCGATAAGGCTACAGCAAATGCACTCAAACTGGTAGTGAACACAACCTATGGGGCATTGCTGAACAAGTACAACGACCTGTTTGACCCTCTCATGGGACGCTCAGTGTGTATCACAGGACAGCTTTTCCTTATGGAGTTAGCACAACATCTGTATAAGGACATTCCGGGATTGAAAATCGTACAGCTCAACACAGACGGTATCATGGTCGAATGTGACCGTAAAGACCTTCCTATTGTAGACGCAATTTGTGACGAATGGCAGTCTCGAACAGGATTTGAGCTTGAAACAGATTCGGTATCTCGAATTGCTCAGAAAGATGTAAACAACTACATCGAAGTACAGGAGAATGGGAAAGCGAAAGCCAAAGGAGGTTATTTGGTAAGGGGCATTTCAACAGTAGGTGCTTTCAATATCAATAACAATGCCTGTATCGTGGCTACAGCTCTGAGAGAGTATTTTGTCAACGGAATCCCTGTAGAAAACACAATCAACGAGTGCAATGACATTTTCCAATTTCAGCTTATTGCTAAAGCTGGTGTCAAATATCGTGAAGCATACCACCTCGTTGGTGATGAACAAGTTCCTGTTCAAAAGGTGAATCGAGTTTATGCTACCAAAAATGAGCATTACGGCAAACTGTTTAAGGTCAAAGCAGAAAATGATAGCACCGCAAAAATCGAAATGCTCCCGGAACATTGTATCATCGACAACGATAATCAACTCAGCATTGACGATGTGGACAAGTCATTCTACATCGAAATGGCTAAAAAACGCATAAACGATTTCTTGGGTATCAAACCCGAAAAGAAAAAAGGAGGACGCAAAAAAATGGCTACAACTAAAAAAACAGAAACACCCGAAACCGCAACGATGAATATTTACCAAAAGTTGCTCAAGGCAAGAGCTTCGTTCCTCGAAGCAGATGTGAAGAAGACTGGCAAGAATATGCACCTGTCTTTCAAATACTTCGAGCTTGAGGACATTGTTCCTACCGCAACTCGTATCTTCGGAGAGGTCGGCATTATCCCTGTAGTGAACTTCACCAACGATACCGCAACAATGACAATGGTAAACACCGACAACCCGGAAGAAACAATTTCTTTCGTTTCTCCGTTCAATCAGATTGCTCCTATCGTAAGCAATGCCGGAAAACAGGCTACTAACGAAATGATGGCTCTCGGAAGCTCTATTACTTATATGAGACGCTATCTGTATATGATTGCTCTTGATATTTGCGAGAGTGATGGCATTGACGCAAACGCTGGTACTCCTGCTCCCGCCGCCGCACCTACTACAAAAACACCTCCTGCTACTCCCGAACAGAGACAAGAAGCGAAACAGGAACTTACTGCTCCTGCTGACAACGCAACACCTTTGCAGATTAAAGGTCTGAAAGCAGTCTTGAAAAAACTGAAAGACGCTGACCCGACAAGGGAGGAACTTATCGCTCAGATTGCGGTGCAGACCGAAGGATTCACTAAGATTTCTAAGGCAGACTGTGAAGCTCTCATTCAGAGAATCACTGCAATGCTGGAAGGAGGTAATGAGTAATGGCTAATATCAAGTGGCTTGAGGACAATCGCTTGCAGATTGCTCCTCCAAAGCGTACCAAGAAAATCACTGGTACTCGTTTCGCAACAATCCTCGGGTTGAACCCTTGGTCTACAGAGTTTGAAATGTGGTGTGCCATTACCAAAACTTTTGAACTTCCTTTCGAGGACACTATTTATACTATGGCTGGTAAGGCAATCGAGCCGAAACAGGCTGAGTATATGAAGAAGTCCTACGGTATGGAGCTTATCTCTCCTACCGACCGTTACGGTGCTGACTACTTCAACAAAACTTGGGGAGATTTCTTCCCGAGCAATCCTCACCTCGGCGGTATGTGGGACTTCCTCGGTGTTGATGAAGACGGTAAGGTTGACACTGTACTCGAAATGAAGACCACAAAGCGTATTGAGGACTGGCAGAACGATGTACCCGAATATTACGCTCTACAGGCGGCTCTCTATGCTTATCTGCTCGGTGTGGACAATGTAATCATGGTGGCTTCCTTCCTTGACGAGAAGGACTACGAAGACCCCTCTAAGTATGTTCCGAACATCAAGAACACCATTACCATTGAGTTCAAGGTTTCCGAGCGTTACCCGGATTTTGCCGAGAAAGTAGCAAAAGTTGAAGCGTGGTGGAGTTCTTATGTTGAAACCGGCTTCTCGCCTGTTTTTGATGAAAAGAAAGACGCTGAAATCCTCAAGGCTCTCCGTACCCACAATCTCACCCCCGACACAGATATTAAGGCGTTGATTACGGAAGCAGAAGGTCTTAAAGCCGAAGTGGATAAGGCTACAGCCGCTATCGCAGACAAGGAAAAGCGTCTGAAAGAGGTTAATGAAATTATCAAGGAACACGCTATGAAGCAGTTCCGAGAGGGTGACAAAAAGGTTGAGGTCAAGGGTACAACTTACTGCTGGACGGTATCTCGTTCTGACCCTAAACCTAAAACTGTATACAACGAGGACGCTATGAAAAGTGATGGCGTTTATAACAAATATGTATCTCAAGTACAGGGCGAACCTGTATATCGCATGACTGTGAAATAAGGAGGACAAAATCATGAAGTTTCAGAAGTTTGTAAAATCTATCGGCACAGAGGGTATCGTATATGTTCGTAAGAACGGTGAGCGTTGGCTTGCTTCACAAGATGTATTCATGAAGATTCCCGATGATATTCAGAGCATTACCGCCAGTGAAGTTAAGGAAATGCCGGACACTATCGAGTCGATTATCAACAGTGATTGTTTCACTGACCCTTGCGAGTTGCATGACGCAATTATGACCTGTGCTGACGGTGCTATCAAGGATTGTGTAAGAATCTATGCAACCGAAAACAACCTTTGCAAAATTCATATCAGCAATGCCGCTTACTCTCTGATTGAGAAGAAAGATGTTGTGGAAATGTACTCCAAGTTTGATTCTGAGAACGAGGAGAATGTTGCGAAAGCCCTGTTCGTCGGTGAAGACGAGGAAACCGTTGGTGTTATTTTCCCGATTGTTTTGGAGTAAGGAGGAAACACGATGTATATTAACCCTTTCGTTGCAGGAGTGATTGCAACAATCATGGTAGAGCTGATTCTCATTATCGGCTATGCCGCTTTCATTGGAAATAAGAAAAATTAAGGAGGATATGAATTATGGCTAAGACTAAGGCTGAACTGGAAAAGGAAATTGCGAATAGCCGCAATCAGATTGACTCTCTCAAAGCAGAGCTGGAAAAAGCAAATCGTGTGGAAAGTAAGAACAATTCAGCAAACGAACTGTACGAAATGTACCAGTCGTTTATTACCGCAGGATTTACCGAAGAACAGGCATGGGAGCTTACGAAAATCATTATCGACAACGGCACTACTAAGCGTGGGCTGTTGGCTTAAACAGGAGGTAAATAACAATGGCAAGAATCCCTATGACGAGTGGTTTCACTCTTATCCCCGAAGGAACTTATGTGTTCCGAGTATATGCCGCAACCTATGACGAGGAGTTTGGCAAAATCGAAGTCAAGTTGGTTAATGCGGCTGGTATGACTCATACAGAGCGTTTTTCAATCAAAGACAAGAACGATGAAATGAACGAAAAAGCCTTGAACGCTTTCTCTTACTTCGCCAAGACGGTGATGGGAGATTACACACTGGAAGATATTGACCCTGTTGAGTTGATAGACCATTTCGTATGTGCCGAGGTGGTTCATACTAAACTTCCTTCCAACAAAGACCCAAATAAGACCGTTACTTTCGCTAACCTTGGCGATAAGTCTCCGGCAGAATACTTTGACACCGAACCTGTATCTCGTGCATTGACCCTTGGTAAAGAAGGTGCAACAGCCGCACCGAAAGCAACGGCTCAAGCTCCTTCTACTCCTACTAAGGGATTGGATTTGGACGCACTACTTGGTTAAAAACATCTGCAAGGAGGTATTGAAATGGAACTCAAAGACAGCGGCACACGCCGAGAGTTCTCCTCCGGGGCAGTCCGAGACATCAATGAGGGGAAAGGTCGTTGCGACCTTCTCCCCCTTGGTGTAATCGGTGAAGTCTTCCGAGACGGTATTCTGAATAATATCAACGAATATATTCGCACAGGAGACAAAATGTCCCTTGTAGAAGCACTCAAGGAATTTTCTGAAAAACATTACGGAGACCTGTTTACGGCAATGCTGGAAGTCTCCAAACACTATGAGGACGGTTGCAATAAATATGGTGAGCGAAATTGGGAAAAAGGTATTCCCCTTCACTGCTATATCGACAGCGGTATTCGCCATTATATAAAGTGGCTCAGAAGTGATAAAGATGAACCTCACGACAGAGCTTTCCTTTGGAATATGCTCGGTGCGTTATGGACACACGACAATATCCCGAACTGTTGTGACCTTCCGTTTAACGAAACCAAGGAGGAAAACAATGACAGAGAAAGACAGATTTGACCTTTGTATGAGTACAACTCTTGGAAAAGTTCTCTCCGAGGAGTTTAAGACCTATCTACTTGCAAATGGATTTTTTTCCGCTCCTGCAAGCACGAAATATCATGGAGCATACGAAGGAGGTCTTTTCGACCATTCCTTTGCAGTTATGAATTTCCTTGTAGATTTGTCTGCTAAGAACAACATCAAATGGAAAAGAGCAGAAAGCCCATTCATTATCGGTCTGTTTCACGACCTTTGTAAAATCGACCAGTACCGCCACCCCATCAAGGAAACTATTTACGATGGCGATAAGGCGTGCGACATTTACGATGAAACGGCATGGGAATACAATCCCGATATTTCCGTCAAAGGGCATGGAGATAAATCGGTTATCCTGCTCTCTCAGTTTATGACACTGACTGAGGAGGAAGTCATGTGTATTCTCTATCACATGGGTGCTTTCACTGAGAAAGACCAGTGGAGAAACTACACAAATGCGGTACATCTTTATCCAAATGTTCTTTGGACACACCATGCAGATATGCTCGCTTCTCATGTGGTGGGTATCTGATGAACAGAGCAGAACGAAGAAACCGTAAAAAGCAAGGTCTTCCCATTGTCAAAGAACCTGTACTGAATATCAAAGCGAGCGATATTCACAACCTCAAGAAACAAGCAACTGACGAAGCCGCCAGTACCGCATTTTTCCTCATGTTGGCTATACCTGTCATGGTTATTCACGACAAGTACCCATTGCTCATGAGAAGAGAAGTTGACGGAAAGCCAAGGGCAGAGCGTTTCGCAGACCTTTGTCTCGATTTGTACGACAGCTTTGAAAAAGGATATCTCACCCTTGAGGATTTGGCAGAGTGCTTGTGGGAAGAAGCCGGCATAAAATTTGACAGAAAATAAGGAGGGACACTTTATGAATTATAAACTGAGAAGCACACATGGTAAGGTTACTTTCCTGCTTCGCACAGGTAAGGACTTAGTGAAAAATCAGATGGCGATTGCTTCTGCACAGCACATTATCGACACAGGGGAAATCAAGAAAAGTGACATTGAAGGTTATCCCATCAATGTAGGCGATAAGTGGTACTTCGAGGGTGATGTTGTCAAAACTCCTCGTAAGAAGGAGGTGAACGCATGAGAAGCTACTACTCTGACTATGTTCAGCATTGCATGAGATTCTATGCGAGACACCCCAACCCTAAGTTTAACAGCGAAGCGGAAAAATTGAACTGGAACGCTTGCGATAATGCACTAAAGAGATTTGAGATTTCCGAAAAAGATATTCTTATGAGCATTTATCAGAGCGGTGATACACTTGCGGATAATGTTTACAATCTTTCGGTGCAGAAGAACATCAACCAAAACAACATTTGGAAACTCGTAAGCAGACTTGAGAAGATGATTGCAAAAAGGAGAGGTTTACTGTGACAAACTACGATAACATACCCGAAGAACTGAAAGAATTAAATCAGTGGGTTTGCGCTCGTAGTGACAGTAAAATTCCGATGAAAGCATTTGTGGACGAAAATCCCTGTGCTTCCTCCACCAATCCGAAGACATGGGCTACCTTCGATACGGCTCACGAAGCTGTATCGAAGGGGGGCTTCGACTACTGCGGTTTTGTTTTTGCTGACAATGGCTTTGTGGGAATCGACATTGACACAGGCTATGACGAAGACGGATTCATAAGTCCGATTGCCGCTGATATATTGGGGCATTGTAAAAGCTATACCGAAAAATCCAAAAGCGGCAGAGGATTTCATATTCTACTCAGAGGTACACTTCCGTTCAAAGGTAAGAATAACCTCGCCGGAGTGGAAATATACAAGTCCGCTCGATATTTCATCATGACAGGAGACACCATTCTATACCGTAGTATCGAAGAAAACCAAGAAGCGATTGACTATGTGGTAGAAAAATATTTCCCGGAGACACGCCAAGAAAAATCGACTGCTGAGTTCGGAAGTCGTATCTACTCTCCTATATGGGAAATGCCGGAGAACAATCGTATTAAGCTCAGACCTGTGTACCCGAGAATCCCGGACGGAAGTCGAAACATCTGTCTTACCTCTCTCGCTGGTATGCTTCATAACCAAGGCTACAGCAAACAGCAAATCTATGACGAACTGATTTATGCAAACACTGTTGCTTGCGACCCTCCTCTCGATAGAGTGGAAATTCGTACCATCTGTAACAGTGTAACAAGGTATAAGAGATAACACTAAAAGGATAAATTATTTTCCGAAAAGGATTGACAACTAATCTTTTTAGTGTTATTATATAATCGCGATAAGACAATAAGAAGTCTTAAAAAGATTAAGGAGGTATTATATGGAAAATTCATGTTCTACTATCGAGATTTATCGAGGAGACATTTTCTACATATCTCCGGGAAGCTATGTCGGCTCTGAGCAAAAGTGTGGTAGACCCGGAGTGATTGTTTCAAACAATCTTGCCAACAAGTATTCGCCAAATGTAGAGGTTGTTCTTCTGACTTCTCAGACAAAGAAACCTTTGCCGACTCATGTTGAAGTGCTGGCAAGAGTTCCGTCAGTAGCACTCTGCGAGAACATTCAAACTGTATCTAAGGAGCGGTTGGGAGATTTTATTCGCACTTGTACTACCGCAGAAATGAAAGGAATTGACACCGCGTTGCTTTGTTCTCTTGGCATTGAAGCCCCTACCGCTGTTGGGGGGGGGGGATTCAAGAAAGCGAAGCTCCCAAGGCTGTTTCCGAAGCAGAGGTTGAGTGCAAACTCTATAAAACCCTGTATGAACAGCTTTTAGATAAAATGATTGGAGGAAAATAAAATGAAGGTTACTCTTATTCAGTCAACACAAAATCCCATTGAGACTATCGCTCAGATTGCGAGTATTTGCTATGACAGCGACCCCAAGAATCCGCTTGGGCTGGTGAAGCACCTGTACCGTAATGGACACCATAGTGTGTTTGAGCATATCTATTTCACCTTCAAGATTGAGGGTATCTCTCGTGCTTGCTCTCACCAGCTTGTGAGACATAGACACTGTAGCTTCACTCAGAGGTCTCAGCGTTACTGCTCAGAAGATGGTTTCGGGTTTATCACCCCTCCCTCCTTGAGTAGTTCTATGGACATTGACGAATTTGAAAGTGCAATGCTTCGTCAAGAGGAACACTATAAACTTCTTCAAAGTATAGTGCCAAACGAGGACGCTCGATATGTTCTTCCCAATGCCTGTGAAACCTCTCTCTACCTGTCCTGCAATCTAAGAGAGCTTATCCACATGAGCAATGAGCGTTTGTGCAGTCGAGCGCAATGGGAAATCCGAGAATTGGTACAGCAGATGGTCTACTGTGTGAACGCTGACCTGTGGTTCATGCTCGTGCCTAAGTGTAAGAGTGAACGCATTATATGTAACTCTCCTTGTGCTTTTCACCCCCACAAGGTAAACAAATAGGAGGTTATCATGAAAAAGGTGACTGTAAAAGACTGGCATGAAATTCAGAGTGACTATGAGCGTATGCAAGGAATGTCCTGCGTTCCTTCCTCTCTCAGAAAAGTTCCTCAGAATCATGTCTTTGATGAAAACCAGTCTGTGAAATGGAACAAAGAAAAGGTTATCGAGAATAACACTGCCTATCAAGCAGAGGTAGCTCGATTGAATACCGCCAAAAACAGGGCGAGAGACGCTGTTTATGAAGACATTTACCTCGCCATTCAGAGTGAAGTCGGTCATGGTCTTACTTGTAAAGGAGCAAAGAAGATTTGGGAGTATGCCTACGAGCAAGGTCACGCTTACGGTATTCACAACATTATGTGTTCTCTCGAAGAACTCCTCGAATTGGTAAGCGAGGTGTTAGAAAATGTTAAATGAAAACAAAATCTGTCCTCTTCTTACTACCAATACAGTTGTTGAAGAAAACGGAACAGTTAAAATAGGCACTCAGCCTGTCTTCTGTATTAAGGAGCAATGCGGCTGGTGGGTTGAGGACAAACAGAAATGCGCTATCGCAGTAGGAGGTGAACGAAATCGTGCTAAGTGATAGAGAACTATTCGAGCTTCGTAACGGTCGAGTAATAATGGACGAGGACTTGTCTGAGAAAATGTATGTCATTAAGTCGTATCACCCGGAAAAAGCAGACGAGACCTCCTCCGGCTTTGAATGGTCGGAAATGGGTATGGCAAACCTGTTTGGTATGCTCTACAACAAAGAAGCTCGTTACTGTACTGAACATAAAAGCTGGTACACCTATTTCGAGGGTGCGTGGCGAAAAGACGAAGGTGCAATTCTCGTATCGGAGAAAATCAAGGATTTTGTTCGTCTCATGATTCTCTATTGCGGTGAAATCGTGGACGATGATTTAAGAAAATCTTACACCAATTTTGTAAACAAAATGGGCGATAGACGAATGAGAGACAGGATTCTCAAAGACGCCACAGGTGAGCTTCGTATCTCTGCTACTCAGTTTGATTCAAACCCATATTTGATTAACTGTGCGAACGGTACATATTCTCTCGAAGACTTTACTTTCAGAGAAGCAAAATGGGACGATTTTCTTACCATGCAGACACGCTTCCGTCATACAATCCGCAGAGACATTGCGTGTAAGCGTTGGGAAAGGTTCATTGACGAGGTTACACAGGGAGACAAAGACAAAGCCGATTTTCTGCAAAGGGCTTTGGGGTACTCTATGCTTGGCATGAGCAATGAGGAGTGTATGTTCATTCTTCATGGTAAAACCACTCGAAACGGAAAATCCACTCTACTCAACACGATTGAGTATATGCTCGGAGACTACGCCAAGGTTGCCCCGGTCGGTATGATTTGCAAGGGTGATAGGTCTAAGGACGCAGAAGCCGCTTCCCCTACCCTTGCTGGTCTAAAGGGAAAACGCTTTGTAACTATGAGCGAATCCAATGAGTACGGCAAGCTGGACGAGGAGAAAATCAAACAGCTTACAGGCGGCGAGGAAATCTCTGCTCGTGCGTTATATCAGTCGGCTATTACCTACAAACCGCAGTTTACCCTTTGGCTCTCCTGTAACGATTTACCTATGGTAACGGACAAGTCCCTGTTTGCTTCGGAGCGTATCAAGGTGATTGAGTTCAATCGTCATTTCAAGCCGGAGGAGCAGGACACCCACCTCAAGGACGAACTTACCTCACAGGAAGCAATGAGCGGTATCTTCATGTGGCTGGTGCGTGGGTATATCAAATACAAAGAAAACGGTCTCGTCATGACAGAAGAACTGAGGAGCGTTGTGAGTAAGTACGAGAGGGACAACGACCTTGTCTTGCAGTTCCTTGAAATCCGCTGTGTGCGTGATGAAAATGCAAACATTAAGACCAAAGATTTATACAACTGTTTCAAGTTGTGGGCGAAATCAGAAGGTGCATTTATCCTATCAGCTCGTAAGTTCAATGCAGAAATGGAGCGACACCCGGAATGGTTTGACAGGAAATCGACTTCCAGCGGTTTCGCAATCTATTGGGGATTGAAGCTCAAGGAGGTGTTGTAGTGCTTACGGTTTTTCGGGTTTTGATTGATATTTTGAACATAATTCTCGTATTTGTGTTTTTCATCAAAACAGCTAATTCCTATTATAAGAATGACACGCACTCCATGATTTTCAATGGGTTAATGCTTATCGTGCTTTGTATGTAAGGAGGTGTCAACTAATGAAACCTATTAAATTTGAACAGGCAAACAAGAATCTATTCAAACCCGAAAATATGACTGACGAGGAGTGTTCTTCCTTATGAGTATATAACGATGGAACGCAGTGCGTCAGTTGTTGGCGGCTGACATGGAAAGAACGACTCAAGGCTTTGTTCTTTGGTCGAGTATGGCTGGCTGTACTTAGTGGAGAATCACAACCTCCTGTATGGCTTTTCTGCGACAAGACAGTATTTGTGAAGGAGGTAACGATAATGAAAATTAAAGTTGAACATGAAGTTTCTCCCGAAAAAGAGACTTGCACTTACGATGGGGATTTTTGGGGAAAGAGCATTTGCCGGTATCACACCCACAGGGATAGAACGCATGGCAGAAAAGCTCCTGTTGAACGACATCTTCCGAAATGCACACTTTTTGATTGTTGGCTCGAAAGAGATTATGTAAAGTGTGAAGCCTGTAAAAATGCGTGTGACGAAGATAGGAGTGACGAAGATGGAGAATAAAATGCTTACCGAGCTTCAAGGTATGCTCGAGGACATAAACTCAAACGAGATTGTCTCTCACATACTGGACGGTACTCTCCTATCGTGGCTCGACTCTTGGAAAATGAAGTGCTGTATGTTGGTAGCGTTTCTGTTCGAGAGTGATAAGGCAAATATGGCAGAGCTTGAAAAGCTGAGACGAGAAAACTTCGGTCTCAAGACTACGGTTAAGAATCAGCAGTCTAAACTTGAAAAGTTCTACCACAACTATTAGAGGGAGGCAAGTTAAATGAAGCGATATAGAGTCATGGGAAATTGTACTCTAATATGTAGCATGGTGGTCGAAGCAGAGAACGAGGACGAAGCTATTGAAATTGCGAACTCTGAATTTGGTGGTCTCACTAATTATGCTGGTATGGGAAGTTGTGATTGTCTTGTAGGCGTACTTACAAGCGAGGGCGAAAGGTCTATCTATCCCAACAGCGACCCTGTTTTCGATGATTGCGAGGAGGTATCAAAATGAGTTGTTATAACTGTAAAGCAAAACACAACTGCTCCTCTGCTGTGCAGGAAGGTTCAGTAATGTGTATGGTGAATAAACTTCATTACGGCGGCACTCATGGCGAGGAAGAACCGCAAAGACAAGTCGGTTCGTTCTGTCAGTATTGCGGCAAGCCTTTGAAGGTCTACGGCTCTGAAAGGTTTTGTAATAACCCTCGCTGTCAGAACAGATATGTGAATGTGTGAGGAGACACAGATGTATGCGATACAAAACATAAAGACAGGTAAGTTTGTCTATGGCACAGACTACCGCTACTATCCTCGACATCAACGCACGAGTTTTGAAAAAATGCTCACATACGATGAATACTTTTTCGCCGAGTGCGACTTTCTCAGCCGAGGGTGCAGTAAAGATTACAGGATTGTAGAACTCGAACCTGTAAAGGTAAAGAGCGTGTTGCCTGTTGTGAAGGAGGTGCGACATGAGCGACTTTGAACTTCTAAAGGCTCTGCAAAATGAGCTGGTGGAAACTCTTGAGAACAGAAAAAAGGTAGAGTATTTTACTCACGAAACGAGCAAAGCAAAGATAAATCGACTTCGACTTTCTCTCAATGAGGTTATGCTTCGTATAGAAAGAAAGTGCGGCTCTTACTATAGAAAAGAGCCGGAAGCGTGGGAATAATGCCAACTTATCCGAAAAGGATTAAAAAATAATCTAAAACGACATTTTGAAAGTAATCTTAAAAGGATTGAAAACTAATCTTTTGCCGTTTTAGAGGTGAAGTAGTAAAAGTAGTAGTTCTAAGGTGTTTGCGTATAAGTTTCTTATATAGGAAAAATCCCTACTATTAAAAGTTACACGCAAAACCTTGATTTCCACTACTTTTACTACTGCAAGAAGAACAATAAGAAAAGAGGACTCTTCCGGCTGGAAAGAGGACTCTCCGAGGTTGTGGAGGACAGAACTACAACTATGGAGGTAATGAAAAATGGCTACAAAAAAGACTGATGATATGCAAGTGATTAAGAAGAAGCCGAGAGGTGGCAACTCTCCTGTCATTGGTGACAATGGGTTGATGTTGAACCCCGGAGATAATACGAGGATTTTGGAAGTCAATATGGCTCTGCTTAATTTTCCCGACATTGATATGAAAGATGTTGGACAGGTGAAGCAGAGACTTAACGACTATTTTATGTTGTATGCTCAAGCTGATTTGAAACCGACTGTTGTTGGTATGGCGATTGCATTGAATGGACATTCAAGACAATGGTTATGGGCTTTGACACATGATAGACCTTTGGGTGGTATGGGAAATATGAGTACCTTGCCGCCCGAAGTAACGGACACCATTAAAAAAGCGTATTTTATGATGGAAAATCAGTGGGAAACCTACATGAACAGTGGCAAAATTAACCCTGTTTCGGGTATCTTTCTCGGCAAGAACAACTTTGGCTATCAAGACAAGACCGAGTATGTTCTCACTCCCAACACACAGCAAGACAACGACTATGACGCAGAGGACATTCGCAAGAGATACCTTATCGACTCTCAAAACGACTCCGACTCTGAGGAGTAAACGACTATCAACTCTGCAACTATCGACTATCGACTATGAAAACCGCCATCGGCTCTCCCGGCTCTGCTCCGGGTGTTGCTGGTGGCGGTTCTTTTTGTTCGGATTTTCATTCGATTTTTTGTGATTTTCGGCGGTTGCTATTAGCACTTTACAGTACAAAAGCGTTTTTACCCCATTTGATGATGGTAATTATATATAATAAGGAAAGGACAAAAAACAATCTAAAAAAGACAAGAAATTTCTTGAAACCTCTTGACAATTCGTATTTTCCGAATTATACTATAATCAAGAAAAGACAAGAAACAGTCTTGAAAAGATTATAGGAGGTTTACAAGATGAAAAAATACGAGCTAATACCAACGGACGGACGAAAAAGCTTTTACGGAAAAGCGGTTGTAATAATGGAGGACAACGGAACGGAAACGCTTTACAGTTACGGAACGCCCATTATTAAAAGGCTTGTTTCCGGGGACTTGATTAAATTATGGGATGGTTGGAGCAATACAACAGGACGCCACATAAAAGCGTTTTGCGGATTGAATAAAGCCGCATACATGGAATTATAAAGGGAGGTTATCAAAATGAAAGTTAAAACCACAAGAAAAGCTATTGTAAATAGTTCTGTAAATGTAAAATGTGCGGGTTATTGTGATTTATCAAGCCTTTTATATAATCATTCCCCCATTGCTTATACTTGCGGTACTTATGGTTGGAATTTTGATGTATATGAAGTATACGGCGTTACAATTTGCACAGGTTATAGGAATATGCCGGGTGCAAGATTAAAAGCTATTGGAGAATATGAAGAAAAAGCAAGGGCTATTCAATTTGATTATGAAAATTATAAAGGCGTTGACGGTCATGAACGCAAAAAAGAAGAAATTGAAACACTTTTGCATGAGTTTTGCATATTGAACGGAGGTTGTTAAAATGAATAAATACAATTTTACAACGCTTGAAAGAGTGGACAGGAGAAAAGCCGCCGCCCTTTATGGTTTGGGGTTTGATATTCTTTTCATTCCTTGCAAGCTGAACCCGGAAAACAATTTTTATAATTTGGGTATTTGGGAAAATCTGTTTTTGTCCGGGCAGTATGAAAGTTTTGAAAAGTTGTATAACGCTTTTCGATTCTATAATTGCACCAACGAAACAGGAAAATATATTGCTTTTTATGTAAAGCGTGAAAAAATCATGATTCATTTTGAATTTTCGGACGGTTCAAACCCTTATATTTTCCGGGGTTCTCCTCTTGAATGTTTGGAGGAGTTGGAACGTTGGCAAAAACGATTTTTCATTAAACCATTGAAACAGAGCTTTTATAAGTTGGAGGAGGTAAAAACATGGGAGCAGTAAATTATTATACAAGCGATTATATTACAATGGGCTTGCGTCCTTATGATTCGTGGGAGCTTGAAAAAGATTCTGAATTTATGGAGGAAATAAGCCGGGAGTGTGAGGAGTACGGCGGCACGATTGAAAACGTCATAGCAGATTATATACAAGATTATTATAGTTGCGATTATGAAAACATTAAAACAGAGCTTGAAAAACACAATTTCTATTATTATCATATCGCAATCAAGCCGGGATATTATGAGGGGTTCACGCTTGATATTGAAAATAATTTCCCGGTTGCCCTTGACAGTTGGGAGGACAGAAAAGCCGCAAGTAAAGAAATAACAGAAATAAAGCAATTTTTAATTGTTTGCGCCGGGTTGGGTTTGGTTCAGTGTTCGCCGGGTTGGTGTACTGGCTATAACGATTATAACGGCACTATAAAAGCAATTAGAAAGGCTATAAAAGAAATGAGAAACGAATTGAAAACCATTCCCACATGGACACAGTACGAAAGGGGCATAGCATAATGAATTATACAGAAATCGTACAAAATAACCTCGATGAAATCATGAAAGAGGTTGCAGAGTATACCCGAATGGCTGAGGAAATCGCCGCAACGCTGGACAGCTTGAAAGACCTATTGAAAAAGCACATGGAAGAAAATCAGCTTGAAACGCTGGCAGGTTCGGAGCATAAAGCAACATATAAAACTGTTGTTTCTTCTCGAATTGATACGGCGGCATTAAAACGCAACGCCCCGGAGATAGCGGAGCAATACACCAAAACAACAAAAACAAAACGCTTTTCATTTGTATAAAGGAGGTTGAAAAAGTGACGGTTTTAATTATGGTATTGTTTCCCTTTGTACTACTTGCGGAAATACTGAAACAGAATAAATAATACATAGCAGGACAGCCCCGGCATATAGCCGGGGTTTTCTTTATACCCCACATAAGCCCACACGCAAGGCACAGACGGCGTTATATAATGGGGCTTGTGGTACTTTTCCCCTATTGCATATAAAAGCCGCTACAGGCAAGCACAGACCACCACACAAGCGGCATTATATAGCCGCCTTTATTGCTTGCGGCGGTTTTGTCCTGCTGTCTTTTGGGTGTAGTTTATTGATAGTATGGGCTTGTGCTGTCAATAGATACTCTTTTTATGTTTTGGGTGTACTGTCAAGGCGTTTCAATTCTATTGACAGCGTCACAGGTTCGGAGTTGTCAAGGCTTGAGGGCATACCCCCGGAGGGGGAACGCCGCCAACCGGGAGAGCCGCAGGGAGTGTGCCGAGTAGCCGAAAATTTCAAAAAGAATAAAAATGAGATAAAAACTTATCTTATTTGTATTGACATTAACCCATATCAATGTTATACTAATCTCACAAAGATAAAGGAGGTTTGAAAATGGCAGTAAGAAATAATATTGAGCTTGATGTAAAGGTGAAATGTGTTGAGACACACTTATCTCAACAGGCTCTTGCAGAAAAAATCGGAACAACTGGACAGTATGTCAACAGAATCATCAAGAAGAAAGATGGTCTTGTGAATGAAACTTTCGTAAAAATCATGGAAGCCCTCGGCTATGATATTGAAATGACATACATTAAGAGGGACGAGTAAGCGGAGGTGGGTACATGAAGGTCGGTTATGTACGAGTAAGCACCATAGACCAAAATCCGGCGAGACAACTGGAATTGATGAAATCTTTCAATGTTGAAAAAATCTACAGTGAAAAGCTCAGTGGTAAAAATACCGATAGACCTCAGTTCAAAGAAATGCTATCCTTTCTACGAGAAGGTGATACGCTTTATGTTGAGTCTTTCTCTCGATTATCAAGAAGCACGAGAGATTTGCTCAACACTGTTTCCCTTTTGACTGAAAAAGGTGTAAATCTTGTTTCTCATAAGGAAACCGTTGATACCACTACTCCCCAAGGGCGATTTATGCTGACTGTTTTCGCTGGACTATCGGAGCTGGAAAGAGAAAACACTTTAGAGCGTCAGCGTGAGGGCATTAAAATTGCAAAATCAGAAGGAAAATACAAAGGGAGAAAGCCGATTGAGATTACAGATAAGTTTCTCACTGTGGCAAGAAGCTGGGCTGATGGTCGAATGACATTGAAAGACGCTATCTCCGAAAGCGGAGTGTCCGAGTCTACTTTCTTCCGTAAATGCAAGCAATTTGGCATAAGGAGGAAATCAGCATGAAAAGATTCATATTCGGTGCGTTTGGAACGCTTTGTATTATCGTAACGATTTTTATTTTCGTGGGAATGTTCACACACCCGGATAAGAAACCAACCGAGGGCATGACAGAGACAGAACAGTTTGCAAGCGACAACGGTATCACAACCGCTCTTGCTGAGAGCGTGGAAAATGCCCTATCTGAATGTGAAGCCCCGGATTCTTTGAAATCTTTGAAAGATTGGACTCAAATTGAGGACTATGCTGACGGTCAAAGATATACAGCTTGGTCTTATTCAAATAAAAATGAACGATACTATACGATGGTGTTTTATGTGAAAGATGAAGTCGTTGTAAGTATTCGAGACCGAGACAATGGTCTTGAAGTCTTATACGGCAGTGAAGATTGATGATTGACGCATGATTGCGATTGAGACTTAGGTCTATTGCAGTCATGCGTTTTCTTTTGGAGGTATTATGGAAAAATTACTGGAAACAATTTATCAAAAGAATCTAAAATCGTTTGATTTTCGGACGATGGAAGATTTGTATTATATGAGCAAGGAAAGTATGAAAACAGATATTCCTCTTGGGGTGAAATATCTTAAATTGCTCTCTGCCTTGTGTGAGAAAACCATGCAGGACAGAAACCTCACTGATGAACAGGTGCGACAGGTTTATTTTCTGCATAAGAGGGTATGCCTTGCCGCCGCACCGCACGATTTTGACTCCTATCTTCTTTATGTCGAGTGGAACAGAGAGCCGGAAAAGAAGT